GCAGGGATACCACTCTCTTTCATAAACTGTGTTAGTGGGTCTTTGTTATCTCCACGCACAGTTCTAATATAGAAAGGATTATGTCTTGCGTGTATACCTGATGCACTATCTACTAACTGCGATACTGTGCCACTAGGTTTTACACAAGTGATTGCAGTTGACTGTGGTATACCTAAGTCTTTAGCAAACTTCTTGTTTGTTTCAACTGCAACTTCTTTTAATAGCTGTAAGTTAAAAGCTAAGTTACTATTGTCAGGTGACAGAACAGGACAGTCAAGTATACCTGTCAAAGATACACCTAATAATCTCTCTTCTTCTGTATTAGACTTCCACACTTTACGTAGATATTTGAAATCTGTTAGTGTAGATTGAAACGTACCCAATATAGTAGCCATACGAACTTTATTTTTCAAGGACATTATGTCATCTGTTTCACGTGCAACAACCTCTGTAAGATTACAGAATTGATAAGGTCTAAGTATAATCTCACTGCATGGATTACAACCAAACTCATGCTCAATCTCACGTCTATTATTCTCTGATGCTTTTACTTTGGCGGCTTTTCTATTAAAAATACCACGCTCTCCTGATTTAGATTCGTATAATGATGTCCACTCTCTCATGAATGTACCCATCTCAGGTTTACCTTTGAATGCCACAGAGTTATTAGCCAATGCTCTTTGCCCTTCATTCTCCCACCACTGTCCTGACTTAGCATGACGCATTTGGTCATCGCCTAAGTTAGACAAAGAGATAAGAGCAGAACGTCTGACACCACCAACAACAACAACTTCACCTATCTTGCACATAATATCATGGCACTCAATAGGAAATAATCTTCTACCTTTTGCACTCTCAAACTTCTGTATACAAAACTTAAACAGGTCTATAAGAGGAGCAGGTCCTGACGCTCTACCCCCAAAAGTTTTTAGTCTAGCACCTGCAGGTCTAATTTCTGACACATCCCATGTAGGTATCTGTCCTGCATACAATAAAGATATTAACTCACGTAATGCTCTTGACCATCCGGGTCTGCTGTCACCAACTTTTATAACAGTAGATGACTGCTCAAAGTGTTCATTAACTACAGGTAGTTTATCTACATTCTCTCTTTCTACAGAGAAACCTACACCTGTGCCACACATAAGTATATACATACACTCATCAAAGCTACGTGGACTATCGACAGGTATGTAGCTACAGTTGTATCCTGCTACATGACATCTATCTAGTGCTATACCTGCAGTCATTAATGCTCTCATACTTGGCATAGTGCCTAGAGATAATATAGATTCATTTAGTTTCTCTTTGAGAGCCTTAGTAATCGTGTAGTTGTAGTTAGTTTGTAGATGATTATCCATATAATCTATGTATCTATCCACAGTTTCTATCCAAGTCTCTCGTCTTTGCTCATCGTCTTTCCATCTTGCATATCTAGAAAGAGCGATAAAATTTTGATAATCAGTTGGTAAATAGTTTCTCATTTAGGTCTCCTCTGTTACTATCTTTATACTCTTAACTTTCACTCCTTCTATCTCGTGAAAAGTCTCATTGATGTATTCTTCCATCTCTTCATCTACGTTGCCATCGGCAGGAACTGCATACTCTTCGTGGTCTATATGCAGTGTCATCATAATTTTAACTCGCATCTTTTTCAACCACGTCTATTAGTTCTGTAAGATACCATTGTGCTTTCTTCAAATCCTCTACACCATTCTTATATCTATATCTCCAAAGATACTTCATGATGTTACCTTGTAAGTAATACTCAAACCCACCATCGGTCATAGCCTTTATAGCATCAATAGTTTCTATACCTGCTTTGTTATAATGAGGTGGGTGGTTTACCATATCATCTTTTTTTCCTGATAAATACTTCACTGTTTGCTCCTTTGATTTGTCTTCAAATTCTTTTAGTTTCTTTTTCATGTACTCTATGTGTCTCAATGTAATTTTCCTTCAGGTTTAAAGTCAACATATATCACATTATCACGTTCTTTTTTCTCAGTCAACCTGTCTATACCTTGTGCTAGTTCTTCTTGTGATAAATACTTGTCAGCTAGTTGCTCAGTTGCTTCTCTAAATATTTTATTTTCTTCCATCAAAGGAACAGAGGCACATATCTGCTTGGTAAAGCTAATCATAGAATAGAAATCATCATCATCAAGTTTATTGGCTTTATCTACTACCATTTTAAGAGTAACCTCTCCTGTCCATTTATTCTTTTTATCTATGTGGGGTCTAACCACAATCATAAAATCATTAGTATTTATATCTTGTTTATCCATAGTTATCTCCTTATCTTTGTTGTTGAAAATCTTATGAACTTAGGGTGTTTGTTTTTACCTTTCTCTTTCAACCAATCTTCAGGTATGATTCTATCATAATATCTAAATCCATATTTAATACACCACTCTGCATATGTTGACTTAGCACCTTTTCTAAGTTTTCTTTTGCTGTTTTCAAACACAAATCTAATGTCTAAGTTTGGATGTTGTTTCTTAATTGCTAGATGTTTTCGTCTATCCAATGTAAGAAACCTGCCTTTAGTTTCTATTATAATCCCATTTTTTAGTATAAAGTCAGGGGTATAGGTTCTGTAAGCTAGGTCTTCCCATTCTATCTTGATACTCTCATAGTCATATTTATACCTAATAGTATCAAGAGCCATAGAAATTTTTAATTCCAACCCACTCCTATACCCATGCTTTATTGCATCTCTGCGTATCTTATGTGGAGACACTATAGATACCTTCTCCACCCTGTAAACGGATTGAACTCATATGAGTCATGAGAATATGAAACACCAAGAGCTTTCATCTCTTCTTTAACAGCTTCATCTGCTAACTTCTTAGCTTCCATAGCTTCTCTCAAACCTTTAGTTCTCATGTCACGAAGGGTTTTCTTAGCTTCAGCTAACTCTTTTTCCATAGTCTCAATATCCTTTTGCAGGTCTTCTATCTTTTTAGTATCAGTCATTATTTTAAACTCCATATTTTACTCGCTTCATCTTTCATACCTGTCCACAACCAAGAGTCTAGGTTAGGATATGTAAGAGAAGCTATCTCATGCCTATCATTACTGACAGACAAAAACTTTTGTATACCAAAAGCTACTTTAGTAAGTTGCTTCTTGTATGTAGATAAGTTTTTAAGTGTGAATACCTTGTGTTCTTTAGGACTTGCAAAGAACAGGTCTACACTACTCTTAGGATATGCCATAGAGTATAATGCCATCTGTCGTTTCTGTGCTTCAGTCGGTCTTGTAGGCATCCTTGTGGTTGTCTTCAAGTCAACTATCTTGTCAGCAAAACGAAAGTCAATATACCCTATAATAGGCACAGGCAGGTCATCAATCTGAACGGATACTTTTTCTTGGTATGCTTCAAAATTATCATAATCAAAGTTCTCATCAATGACTTTGCCAAATCCTTCCAATAACTTCTTTTCTTTAGCTGTCTTCACATCTCCTAAATCAATACCTGATTCAGCACACAGAGACATAAAGTGCATATCTAAATAGTTAAAGTCAAAGGTTTTCTTTTCATACTTGTTTGCTAAAGCGGCTTCAGTAGCAATACCTCTCACAGCACTAGCACCACTCGATGACTTAACACCAAACAAATACCTAGCAACCCACAAAGCATTATCATTAATGTATGTGTTGATGCTACTAGGTGACAAGTAGTTGATACCATGCACTGCGAAAGGATTGTTACTTAGCACTATGCGTTTTCCACTTCTATGAAGTTATCTTCTGCGTCAATGATGTCACTAACTGCAGTAGACATATCTTCATCAATGGAGTTTTGAGAAGCCTGTTCATTCCACTCAGAGACTATATACTGATTATAGTTCTCCACCCAAGCTAAAAAGTCTCCAAACATAACTTGGTCTTTTTCTGACAGGTCTATCTTCTCCGACAAGTTCAACGTGCTAGTAGGTAAATAGAATACACTACCATTTGGTAACTTTCTAGATTCAGTATCTAAAGCTATAGTATGCTGAACAGGTAAACACTTTTGCTTTGCTAGTTTAGTAAAGTTAGCACCAACAGTTTTAAATGCTTCTCTATTATCTATCTCCCATATAAAGGGAGTAGTTTCAAAAGCAACATCGTTACCTCTCGCATCTGTAGCGTTATGTAAATCTACTAATCCAAACACCACACG